TTGAACCCTCAAATAATACTTGACCTAAAGGTAAAAGAAATAGAAAGCCTGGCGGATTATCCTTTTGTAAAGAAAGTTTTTATACCCCACGGCTTCCAAATTACCGCTGAATACCTAAATGCCCTGTTTACTGCTCCCTAAAAATGCCCTTGTCTCTCATAGGGAAAAAGAGCTAATATGAGCAATGACCGTAAACCGCCTAATCCTCGGTGATAATCTCGAAATCCTCAAAAACATGGAGAAGGAGAGCGTAGACCTAATCTACCTTGACCCGCCTTTTTTCAGTAACCGCAATTATGAAGTTATATGGGGCGATACTGGGGAAATACGCAGTTTTCAGGATAGATGGTCTGGCGGCATAAGCCATTACATAGACTGGCTCAAAGAAAGGGTAGAGGAAATGCACCGGATATTGAAGCCCACCGGAAGCATTTTTTTACATTGCGACTGGCACGCAAACGCCTATATCCGTGTCCACATTCTTGACCGGATTTTTGGAGAGGATAATTTCAGGAACGAAATTGTTTGGAAAAGAGCTGAAACGAAAAAAGGCAATTTTGGGCAGGGTAAAAAGTCTTTGGATTATAATACCGACACAATATTTTTTTACAGCAAATCAAATAACAATAAATTTACCCAGCCTTTTTCAGATTACTCAGAAAAATACATAGAACAATTTTATAAATATCAGGAACCTGATGGAAGAAGGTATCAGCTAATTGCCATAGATGGACCTGGTGGAGCTTCAAAAGGAAACCCACAATATGAATTGATGGGAGTAACAAGATATTGGCGTTATTCAAAAGAAAAAATGGACGAACTGGTTAAACAGGGCCTAATCATACAAACAAAACCGGGTAATGTTCCTAGAAAAAAACAATATCTTGATGAAGGTAAAGGTGTTCCCTTACAAAATATGTGGGATGATGTTCCGTCATTGCAATCACAATCCAGTGAACGTATAGGCTACCCAACACAGAAACCAGAAAGCTTATTAGAGCGTATTATAAAAATGGCGAGTAACGAAGGCGACATTGTTCTTGACCCCTTTGTCGGCGGTGGAACCACCATAGCGGTAGCTGATAGGCTTAACCGTCAATGGGTAGGCATTGACCAATCCCCAATGGCGGTAAAAGTAACAGAGTTCCGCTTGCAAAAACAAACGGATTTATTTACCGCTCCCTATACCGTTCAACTCTATAAATACGATTATGACACCCTTCGCTATAAAGACGCATTTGAATTTGAAAGCTGGATAGTTCAGCAGTATGGCGGAACCGGAAATATAAAACAACGGGGTGATTTAGGTCTGGATGGTAAAATGGGCGATAACACTCCCATACAGGTAAAGCGTTCAGATAACATCGGGCGCAACGTCATAGATAATTTCAAATCCGCAGTAGAACGTTACGATAAAAGCCTTTATACCAAAAACCAGAAAGCGAAAAACCCAATCGGGTATATTATCGCTTTTAGTTTTGGCAAAGGAGCCATTGAAGAAGTATCCCGCCTTAAAAATGAGGACAACATAATAATCAAATTGGTCAAGGTAGATGAAATAGTCCCCATTGCGGTAAAGCCTGTTATCGGCGTTCATATCAACGAACTGGAAAAGGACGAAAAAGGCAGCCGGAAAATTGAGTTTATCGCCACAGGCCAAAGCCCCGCCGGTATCGAGTTTTACAGTTGGGATTTTGCGTATAACAAGGAAAAAGGTTTTAAGCCGTCCGTAATTATCGACAAGGAAGGCAAGCAAACCCTGACGCTTAAAACTGGTAAGCATACCATAGCCGTTAAAGTTGTTGACAATGACGGCCTTGAAAATACGGAAGTTATCCAGTTAAAAATCAATGGTGAGATAGAACAGATAAAATAATCACTCATTCCATAAATCAATCTCAATGCGGTTTTTTCAACATCTCTTTTCTTATACCGTTTTTCTCAATATCGCTCTCATAGTATGCCCTTAAAAATACTTCCTCCGCTTCCAGTACCGCCTTTTGTATATTCCTTTCCCCATGCGGATCAGCCGACCACTTTGTAAGTAAGTTCATTGGTATATCTTTAATCTTGCCGTTCAGGTCTTTTCCAAATTCCACCACGATATTGTTAGTGATATTCCGGCAAGTCATTGTCCCTAAATCCGCAATCCATTCGCCATTAGTTATTGTTACCATATTCACTCCTATTAGAGTTTACTCTAATTCTACTAAAAATCATAAGAGGGGGGAAGTCTCCCCCCACGCTCCAGCCTTGCCGCAATAGGTGTGCAGTTTTGCTTCGCAAAACTGCTAAAAGACTTGTCGCCTTTAGGCGGCAAGTCTTACGCTTCCCCCCTCAGCGGGTGGCAAGCCCCCCGCAACGCCCCCCAATAAGGTAGAAAATTGCTATCGCAATTTTCTTAAATCATTTTGGTTTGCATATCACCGCATTACTTTTAGTTATGGGGCATTTATTTTTTGTGTTAAAATTTTCTCTTGTCCGAAAGCCTCGTTTCTTGCCATCTGGTATTAGACTGTTTACCTAGCCAGTCATTAGCAGTGAAGGGGGGAGTAAGCTGCGGGTGCTACGGCGGCGGCACGGCCAAACCAGACCCGCCCGGTTTGCCAGCCTGTAAGAAGTTACGCCGAAATTTTCCTGCTATACGCCGCAGTAGTTCGGTATGTTCGGCTATGAATTTTATTGTAAATGTCAGGTTTCCTCCCCGGTCTGTCTGTCAACAAATACCGTCTTTACATCACACCGCAGCACATCGCCAATTTGCCGCAGCTCGTTTTCAGAAAAATTGTCCCGCTTCATTTTTTGGTGCAGGTTTGCGGGGGTGGTGTTTAATCGTCGGGCTAGTTCCGCTTCGCTCATGTTGCCCTGCTTTACTAGCAAAATCCGTATTTTTTGCGCCATACTCATATATTCAATTTATTTATTTTTTCTGGGCTTGTCAATAAAAAAATAAAATAATTTAATTAGGTACTTGACATAATAAATAAAATAATATATATTTTTAACTATAACATATATCAGCAGGGCTATTTTTTTAGCCTTGCCCTTCTTGGCCGTATGGCTGGGCGTAAAACAGGCTTTTTATTTTGTGTGCCGCTTCCCTTTGGGGTGTTTTATGTCCACCTATTATCAGGTATGCGCCAGCTTCAAATTTTCAGGTTGCAAGCCGCAGTTATCCGGTTTAACACTTAACAGCACAAAAGATTTTTTTCCTTTCCTTGTAGGCTCATATACCTCATTACTTTCTCATTCCCGCTTTTTTCACACCCTACCGGAAGCGGAACACTACATAAATTATTTATTTTCACGTTACCCAAACAGCGGCCTGTCTCGGCCTGTATTAGACCCATTACAGCCGCTCTTGTTTTAGGTTTCTATGCCCGGTCTTGGCTATCGGGTTTAATTTCTTCTTTTAGGAGTGTGCTATATGTCATGGCTACAGCACTTCATAACATTTCACAGCATATTAAAATATGCCGGAATGTTCCACCCAATAGCGAATATACAAGAAGCTCTAGCCCTTGTTATGCGCTATCGCATTAAATCGGAAATCATAGGGCATTGGCTCTATTGTTTCACAACGCCGTTAATCGGTGTTCAGTTGGAAAGTATAGGTTTTTGGTACAGTTACAAACATTGCGCCTATGTTTTCACAGGCAATCCAAAAGACGTTATCACCGCAGACGAAGAAAGCCTGGACGAAATCAGGGCTAGACTAGGAAGCCAGCAGGTAAAGGGGGTTAATAATGGAAAAAATCAGTAACAACGATATACACATAACCCGCCACCCGGTAGATGGTTTTACTTTGTCTTATATATCCGACAACAATATATATTTTAAACAACGCTATATCGGGTATACGGTTCGGGAAGCAAAAAAACGCTTCAAAAATTATATCAAAAATTCAGGGGGGGTCTATGCGTAGGAATATAACGGAAAAACTTGTTTATTCACCGCAGCTTTCCTCCTCAGCATCAGAAGCAATCCGGCGTTATGCGTGGTCAAAGGAAAAACAAATGACAAAGGCTCTTGATCAGCTAATTATGGCGTTACCTGCCATTACAGACCCCTCTAAAATATGCCTTTCCTGTAAGGACAAATCAGGTTGTAAAAGCTGTATTTTTGGCCGTTCTATCACCGCAGAAGAAAAAGCCGCAATTTTGGCGGCCTTGTAGTATCACGCCCCGGCCTTATGGCTGGGGTTATTTCAACTTTAAGGAGAAATAAAAATGAAAATTAAAACAATCAGACAGATGAAGCATTATATTTCTCAATATTCTTCATTCCCCCAAAAGACAGTAAACAATGTCATCGAGGAATTGGGGTATCCATTAGCAGGGTCAAGCGATGGTTTCAAAGAGCTTTCCGGCGTGTTGGAAAATTGCGCCGAAAATGGGGCAAACATCGGTATAATTGGTTTTATTTATTATAATGAAACTATACCTTTTTTTATTAAAAACCGGACAGCCATAGCAAACCACATTGAACAAACCGCCGCAGAATTTGGAACGGATATTTTTTCTATGGTTCAGGATTTTGGCATTTTCCGTAATTCAGAAAAGCCCACGCCCTCACAAATAGGTAGAGCGTTATGGGACACAAGAAAAATACACCATGAATTAACCAGCCTTTACAATGTTTTTTCTTGGTATGCGTTGGAAGAAGTATCAAGAACTTGGTATAGGTATTTGGAAGAAAACCCCGGCTATAGGGCAGAGTTAGCCGCATAGCCTATCACCGCCCCCGCTTGTGCGGGGGTATAAAACCTTTAGGAGTTTAACCCATGACAAAGACAAATAATAAATATAAATTGATTGGTTCTGATACTAACCTTGACAGACTGAAAAAAACCATTGATGAAAAATGGTTTTGTGGTTTAAAAAAAGAATACCGTCTTTTGGAGAATAATACCTATGGGATATTTTTCACTGAAAATTCACCGATAGCCGGACAGCAAATATCAGGTTTACGCATAATTTCAAAAAACGGCAGATTTCGATTTGAGAAATTGTTTAATAATAATTAAAAAGGCCGTCCGGTGAAACCCGCCGGACGGTTTACCAAAATATAAAAATCCTTCCCTAATGATTTCAAATATCACTTGCCTATAGGCCGTTGAAAAAGCCGTCCAGACAATTCCGGACAGCTATTTTTCGCTTTTATGCCTCTTCTTCTTCCCCTGCCTTCGTCTTCAAAACCACAATGTTATTTTTTGGTCTGGCGATGAGGAAGCCGTCCCGCTTGCGGAAGCGCAAAAACAATTCCCCATATTCAAGGCTTTCTGTTGTCTGGTCAAACCTTTTGAGTTCGATACCCCGCCTATTACCATGCTGAATTCTTTTCGGGTTCATAAAAATAGCAAAAGGCTGGTTTTCCTCAATGTCCGCAATTTGCGGAAGGATAGAAACCTCGTGATATGGGTATAAATCCAACCGCCCCGGCATAGCCTCCGTAGGCCGCCGCCAAATCGGGCGGCCTGTCGTGTCCTCAATATTGGCGATATGGTTTAACACGGTTTCATTCAGGAACCAGCAACAATCCTTCCTTTCTTCGGGCGGGATTTTATAAACAGCGTCCCTAAAATCCTTCCATGTCAGGTCATTGATGGTATCACCCTTGATAGTTACCTCGGTAACATCGGGACAGGCCATTGCCCCGATAAAGGGGTCATTATCGGCTAACAAGCATTGACGGTCAAATTCCTGTCCGTAGGTTTCGATAAATTCATCCAAGAACATAGCGCCCAAATCGGTGAAAACGTCCTCTTCAAATTCATCGAACCACGGAATATATCCGGCCAGCGTATACGCCTTTAATTCTACACGCTCCGCCCCTTTGGGCTTGCTCCCCTCAATTTTTTGGCCGTAGGCAGTGAGCCAATTCAACTGAACCCCGCCCCGGTCTCTTGTGGGCAGGAAGATAGAAGGACCGAGCATAGGCCGATGACGAACAAGGGGCATCATGACGCTTTTTTTTGCAACCTCGG